AGTACGCAGCAACGACCAAGGCCAAGCGAGCCGGGAAAGCCAAAGGCAAGCAGTTTGTAGCCCAGCCTAAAAAGATAGCTGAAAAGACAGCGAGATTTAGATGACCACCTCCGGCACCACGCTATTTAACTTAGAGCTTACCGAAATTGTCGAAGAAGCGTGGGAACGTGCTGGCCGGGAAATGCGGTCAGGTTACGACTTGCGTACAGCCCGCAGGTCTATGAACCTGATGACGATAGAGTGGCAGAACCGTGGTATCAACATGTGGACCTTCAACCAAGGTGCCATTACGTTGACTGCCGGTCTTAATACGTACGCTCTTCCTTTAGATACGATTGACCTGTTAGAGCAGGTTATCCGGACGGGGGCTAACTCCTCCTCCACGCAGGCAGACTTAAACATCACTCGTATCAGCGTATCTACATACGCTACGATCCCTAATAAGTTACAACAGGCCAGACCTATTCAGGTTTGGATTCAGAGACTCTCAGGATCTGTAAGCCCCACCGGGGCTACGTTGTCGGGATCTATTAACTCTTCCACGACGACGATTACGTTAAGTTCTACTGCCGGTCTGCCGTATGCTGGATTTATCCGGATTGACAGCGAAGATATCGCTTACGGATACCTAGACGGGAATACGCTAGGCAACGTATTTAGAGCGCAGAACGGAACAACTGCCGCGTCTCACTCTGGTGGGGCGGCTGTGTATAACCCGAATCTGCCTGCTATCACTGTCTGGCCCACGCCGGATAACACGCAGACGTACCAATTCGTGTATTGGTACTTAAGACGTGTACAGGACGCCGGAGCAGGTGTGCAGACGGCAGATATGAACTTTAGGTTCTTACCTTGCTTAGTAGCAGGTCTTGCATATCACATTGCAATGAAAGTGCCTGAGCTTATGAACCGTGTACCTATGTTGAAAGAGGTATACGACGAACAGTTTAATATCGCAGCCGGAGAAGACCGTGAAAAAGCGGCCGTGAGGTTCGTTCCGAGGCAGATGTTTATCGGCGGGGCTAGCTCGTAATCATGGGTAATCAATTTGCTAGCGGCAAAAAAGCGATTGCGATGTGTGATCGCTGCGGCCAGCAATTTAAGCTGCAAACCCTGCGCGAAGAGATAGTCAAGACTAAACGTTATAACCTGCTGGTTTGTACTGAATGCTATGATCCAGATCATCCCCAGTTGCAATTAGGGATGTATCCTGTAGATGACCCGCAAGCTTTGCGTAATCCCAGAAGGGATACGACGTATGTAACGTCGGGAACGAATGAAGACGGGTTTCCTTCCGGTGGATCTAGGGATATACAGTGGGGATGGAACCCGGTTGGCGGGGCAAGTTCTAGTGACGCTGGATTGACGCCTAACTATCTTGTAGCAATCACATCTGTAGGTACAGTAACGGTCGTAACGACCTAGGAGTTATCATGGACGCCAAGAAAGCGGTTCACAAACACGAGAAAGCGATGCACCCCGGTAAGCCTCTTACGAAGTTCGCTAGGGGTGGTAAGACCAATCTCCAGATGAAAGAGATGGGTCGGGGTCTTGCTAAGGTTGCGAACCAGATGAAGTCGGTTCGCAAAGTGCCCAAGGCGGGGATCTAAGATGAACAAGAAACAGCCCAAACCTGCCCCGAAGGTAGACCTTAAGAATTCTGGATATCCGGAAAAGAACGTTAAGACTTCCGGCGTCAAGATTCGTGGTACTGGGGCGGCGACTAAAGGTGTAATGGCCCGGGGGCCGATGGCTTAAGCTATGCAGTACACAGAGTTAGCAGCAAATGTTGAAGACATCGTTGAGAATACTTTCACCGATGCTCAGATGGCTATGCTGGTCCGGCAGGCCGAACAGAAGATCTATAACACTGTTCCAACTGCAAACCTGCGTAAGAATGTCTACGCACAATTTACAGCTAACAATCAGTACTTATCGGCTCCTACGGATTTCCTATCCGTTTATTCCATCGCGGTTATTACGGGCGTAACGGGTGCACCACCCGATATCAATACAGGGACTTACGCTTTTCTAATCAACAAAGACGTTAACTTTATTAGAGAGGCATACCCGCAGCCAAGCTCTACTGGCAAGCCTAAGCATTACGCTATCTTTGGCCCTCGGTCAGATTTAGAGACGGAGCTTACGTTCATCGTCGGCCCAACTCCAGACGAGGCGTATTACACTGAGCTTCACTATTATTATTATCCTGAGTCTATTGTTCAGAGTGCTATTGCAACATTGGGTGCAATTACTGCTGGATCGTCTTACACCAACGGGACGTATTTTGGTGTTCCGCTTACCGGCGGTTCAGGTTCAGGGGCAACGGCCAAGATTGTTGTTTCTGGTGGGGCGGTAACGTCTGTAACGCTTCAGAATCCCGGTGTGTTTTACGCTGTTGGAAATACGCTTTCTTGTGCTGCTTCTAGTATCGGCGGCACCGGATCAGGGTTTAGCATTCCAGTTGCTACTGTATCGAATGCAAACGGTGTTACATGGCTGGGTGAGAATTTTGATATCGCCCTTCTAAACGGAACCATACTTGAAGCAGCTAGGTTCTTGAAAGCAGAGCCGGATCAGATTGCTGTGTACAACGACAACTACGGTCAATCCTTGTTGTTGCTTAAGAATTTGGGCGATGGCAAACAGCGGACGGATGCGTATCGTGACGGTATTTATAGAGTGCAGCCTAAATGATCGTCCAGACGCAAACCACGAGCTTTAAAGCAGAGTTGTATCAGGCCATACACGACCTGACTACAGATGTGCTTAAGCTTGCGCTCTATACGGCAGACGCTAATTTAGACGCTTCTACAACCGTCTATACAAGTTCTAACGAGATCACCGGAACAGGTTATTCCGCCGGTGGCAATGTAGTTACTGGAGCGGCTATTAGTAGCAGCGGATACACCGCGTGGGTGACGTTTAATAACGTACTATGGGTGCCTGCTGCATTTACTACTCGGTGTGCTTTGTTGTACAACACGAGTAAGGCAAACCGTGCTATCGCGGTTTTAGACTTTGGTTCAGACAAGACTTGTACGAATACCTTTACGGTCACCATGCCGGGGAATACAGCCACTACAGCTTTGATCCGTTCAAGCAACTGAGGGTAAAAATGAAAGACCGTTCTAAAGCCGGTGGTGTGTTTAAAGTTACCGCCCGGGATAAAAACGGTGCTATCAAGTGGCAGGCAGAATCTAATAACTTAGTAGTCAATGTCGGCTTGCAAGACATGAACACTAAGTACTTTACTGGATCTAATTACACTGCTGCGTGGTATCTTGGCATATATGGGACAAGCGCGACCAACAATCCCGCTGCTAATGATACAGCCTCGTCTCATGCAGGCTGGGTAGAAGTAACGGATTATTCTCAAACCACGCGTCCGCAGTGTGTGTTTGGAACCGCTTCCACTGCTGACCCGTCAGTCATTAGCAATTCAGCCTCTCCTGCAACGTACAGCATTATCAGTTCTGTTACGGTAGGCGGTGCTTTTTTAATCAGCAGTAACACCAAAGGCGGTACAACAGGGGTGTTATTTTCTGCGGCTGATTTTCAATCTCCCGGCGACAAAACCGTTGTAAACGGTGATACGTTAACTTGTACGTATACATTTAGTCTTGACGCAGCATAGCGGCTACCGTATTCAAGAATGGTGAGGCATGGCGTTTTCAACCGGTTCGTTTGCAGAACTTCCGTTTTCAACGGTTGGCGGTACGTTTGCCACGCCTACTATTGTTGAGTCTGCCACCGGCTCAGACAGCGTTGCTCGGCGGGGGTTATGGGAACCGGTTGATGACACTCAGAATGCAAATTGGGTTCAGGTGACCGTTAACCCGGGAACAGGCTGGACAATCATTCCTACCGTATAGGTGAAGTATGGCTCTTGTCGTCAAAGACCGTGTTAGAGAAACGACCACCACTACCGGGACCGGGACAGTCACCCTCGCCGGGGCGGTAGCAGGTTTCCAGAGCTTCTCAGCGATTGGTAACGCTAACACCACGTACTACACCATCAACCTGCCGGGAGCGAACGAGTGGGAAGTTGGTCTTGGTACGTACACCGCTTCAGGCACTACGCTCAGCCGGGACACGATCCTTGCATCTTCCAACAGCGGGTCGGCGGTTAACTTCTCCGCCGGGACCAAGGATGTCTTTTGTACTTATCCGGCTGGCAGATCGGTGTATTACGACACCTCTACCAATGTCTCAATCAATAACACTCTCGACCTTACCAACCTCGAAGTCACTAACATCAAGGCCAAGGATGGTACGGCTGCTATTGTCCTGACGGACTCTACCGGGGCGGTTACGATTTCGACGCCCCTGACCGCAAACGGCGGCGCTGTATTCAACGAAAACGGGGCGAATGTTGACTTCCGAGTTGAAGGCGATACGGACGCAAACTTGATCTTTGCGGATGCTAGCGCGGATTATGTTGGGATTGGGACGAGTTCGCCAGCCGAGAAACTAACCGTTCAAAAAGGCAACGGCGGTATCCGGCTTGATGGCGCTGGAACAGCTTCATCTAGTGTTTGGTTGGACTACTACGTTCCAAACAACGGAGGCGTTAGCACATCTTCCAACTTCGCTGGCCGCATTTACGCAGTCAGTTCTGGCGTTACCGACTTCAGTGACAACAGCATTCGGATTGCTGTGCCTGTTGGCGGTTCAGCAACTCCAGTAGACACGCTGATCGTGAAGGGCGGCAACCTCGGGATTGGGACGAGTCCGACTGCACGTTTGTCAATTGGTGATCCCGGAACTGGACTTGATTTTACTAACGCAGCAAGCGGAAATTTCAACATTGGTCTGCTTGCAGGAACTGGCTCTGCTTTGGCATATATTTTCCAACGCGCCAACTCGGACTTGCTTTTCGGAACCAACAACACCGAACGCGCCCGTATCACCTCTACCGGCACACTAAACATAGTAGGTGCTGGTACAGCAGGATCTACACAGGCTATCTCATTTAATGGATCTGCTCCGGTTGACAGTCTTGTGGTGACTGCTAATGGGGATGTTGGACTTGGAACAAATACTCCAACACAAAGACTAGATGTACGGGGCAGTGTCTATGTAGAGAGAAGCACTAATCCTACGAATGGATTAGTGGCAGCACTTACAAATCAAACAACGTCTTCTAATAACGGATGCAAACTTTCGTTTGATGTCTATAACATTGGTTCGGCCGCAATAGGTGTCCCAACTGATAATGCGGGATTGGCGTTTTATACAAACGGCGTTACATCAGAAAAAATGCGCCTCGACGCCTCCGGCAACCTCGGGATTGGGACGAGTTCGCCTAATGCAAAACTGCACATTCTTGCCGCTGATGCAACGACGGCTGACCTTGCTCGTTTCCAACAAACTAATCAAGGCAACTTGCTGATTCAAAGCCAGCAGGGAGGCCTGAATATTGGTAGTGCCAACGGTATCCTGTTTTCCAATGCCACAGGGAACATGGGATGGCGTACGGGCGCATCAAGCGGCGATGCCAATATGTTGCTCGATGCTAATGGGAATTTGGGCATTGGGACGACTTCGCCGGGAACGCGGTTGCATATAGAAACAGCCGCAGCAGATTGTAGGCTTAGGATTATTTCTGGCACATCACATGATGCGGCAATTCAATTAGGTGATACGGCAAGCTCGTCACAGGGCGCAATTATTTATGACAATACGGCGGACGCTTTAAGGTTTCAGGCTAACGGCTCCGAACGCGCCCGTATCACCAGCGGTGGGGATTTGTTGGTTGGGTCGGCAACTACGGCAACAAGTTCAAGCGCTGGATTCAAGGTTCTTGGCAGTCTTGTTAGTGGGCATTGGGACCCCACTGTTGTTACTGATTCCAATAGCGCCAGTGCGTCATGCTGGGACATTTACTCGACCGCAACAAGTTCGTATCGCTTCTATGTGACCACAACCGGCGTCATCAACGCCGTCAATACCACCATCAGCGCTATCTCTGATGTGCGGTTTAAGGAAAACATCCAAGACCTCGATGTCGGCCTTGACAAGATCATGGCGCTCAAGCCGCGCAAGTTTGATTGGAAGACAGGCAAGGGCAAGGACATCAAAGGTGACCGTGGGTGGATTGCTCAAGAGTTTGAGCAAGTATTCCCCGACATGATTGACACATGGCGTGACCCTGCGCCAGAAGGCGAGGAGCCTTACAAGGCTGTTCGTGCTGACCTCATCCCCGTGCTTGTCAAAGCCATTCAAGAACAGCAAGCAATGATCAATGAACTCAAGGCCGAAGTGGCCGCACTCAAAGGAGCTTAATCATGGAATGGACCGTATCCGCAATGGACTGCAAAGTCTCAGAAGACAACCTGAGCGATGTTGTCTATTGCGTCCACTGGCGCGTTTCCAAAACCGAAGTAGATGGTGACAAGA